ATATTGAGCGTTTATAGCCGCTATATCTGGGCCAGAAATTCCTTGATCCTTTGCAATTTTTGTCATTGCGCTACGAAGCGCGACTCTGTTTGCGGCACCTGTTTGTCCGTACCCGAGACCAGCAAATACAGAAGTGTCTCCAGACAATGCTTGCCTTGCCATAAAATCTAAATCTTCTGGAGAAAGTTTAGCGGTTTGAGAACCAATTGAAATATGTGTTGCACCAGCTTTTGTTTTTAACCAATCGGTATAAGAACCTTTAAAATTTCCTCCGCTAGGAGTTTGAGCAAAATTATATTCATCAACACTAGTAGGCAAATCTTGTGGCTTTACAGCATATTCACCAGCTTTAATATTAGCAGCTTCAGAAACCTTTGTACGCATCCCAGGCGAAAGCAAGTAAGCGTCCCATGTCTTTTGTGATATGCCTGGCGGAAGCGGAAGGGTGGATTCAAGCGCCTTAACCCGTTCGCGCTCTTGTTCTGTTTCTTGCTTTTTAGCAGCCGCGCTAAACAAGCTAGACCCAATCGCCTCTGCTCCCGGCAACCCGCTGCTCATAATGCCAGCAGCTTGGCCCATCTGCTCCTGAGATGTCGGCGTTTTCATGGTATATTGCTGGATAGGCTCGCCGCCCAAATCAGCCGCCGGGGCGGCGGTATCAACGGTTTTATACGGCTGACCAAATTCAGAAATAGCTTTTACAAGCTGTTCATTGCCAGACTTCTTCAACGCCGCTTCATCAGCCGCCGCCTTGCCCGCCAGGTAAGACCCGCCAAAGCCGGTCAGGGCCTTGGCAAGCGCGGACATGGGGGACACGGGCGCGCTGATGCCTCCAGCCGTGGAAACGGGGATTTCCTGCTGGGACATCTGGGACAGCATATCGGCCAGCTTTTGCTGGCGGGCAAGCTCTGCCGCGCGGCTGGTATAATCGTCGGGGGCTGTAGTGCTGGGCGCAAAAAGGCTGACAATATCCATTACAATGCTCCGTAATTAACCATCTTGTAGCCGTCAGGATGCTCCATAACAGCTTCAGGCATGATTTTTTCAACTTCTTGAGCCAGCACACCGCGTTCACGGCGGCCAAATTTATCATATTCGTAAATGCCGAATCCTTTGGGATGTTCACCGACTTTGACAATATTTGATTTAATTCGAACGTCCGATCCGATCCAAGCTCCAAGACCCGCGCCAGCCATGCTCCCCAGCCCGCTATACAACCCACCCAGCGCCTGCATCTGGGCGTTGTACGCCGCCGTATTGTAATTGCCCTGATTGGTCGCGGCTTGGAATATGGGCGCGGCCCCGATTTGACCGCCGCC